AGATTGTGAATTTGTATCTTTACAATATACCGAAAATGCACCAGAAGTTGTTAAAATGGTTAACGAAGAATATGGTGTTAATATTCATCATTGGGAAGATGTTGTTGCTGACATGGATTGGCAGACAGCAGCACTTCAGGCTAGTGATTTAGTTATTTCGGTTAATACATCTATCGTCCATTTAAGTGGGGCTTTAGGTAAAGAGTGTTGGTGTCTAACGCCAACAAAATGTGCGTGGAGATACGGACTCAAGGACGAGCAAATGGCTTGGTATGGTTCGGTAAAACAATACCGAGAAACAAATGGGTGGACTCCCATTGTTCAACAAGTTGCAAAAGACCTTGAGGAGAAGTTATGTTAATAACTGAAGAATATAAAGAACTTAATAAAGAGTTACATAAAGATGATGAAACCTTTGGTATCACATCAAGAAAATATACAGACTCTATTCTTGATATGAGTAATTCTATTAATGAAGAAGATGTTCTTGATTATGGTTGTGGTAAAGCTGAACTTTCAAGGTTTCTTCCATTTAAAATACAAAACTATGATCCATGTATAGAGAAGTTCTCTAACAGACCAAGACCAGCTAATGTTTTAGTTTGTATTGATGTATTAGAACACGTTGAACCAGAATGTTTAGATGACGTTTTAGATGACATACATAGTTTATCAAAGAAAGTTGTTTTTTTAACTGTTTCAACAGAAATAGCAAAAAAAGAATTACCAGATGGTAGAAATGCACATTTAATTGTTCAGGATTATACGAAGTGGTTACCTAAATTATGGGAACATTTCATGATGGTTAATTATTCCAAAAATCAATTTGGATTTATTTTTGTAGGAGAACCAAAGTGAAAGAACCTATAAAAGTATTCATTGGTTATGACCACGCAGAAGCTGTTGCTTATCACACTTTATGTCATTCAATAATGACTAAAGCATCAGTCCCAGTTTCTATCACTCCTGTATGTTTAGATAATTTAAAAGATATATTTAATAGAAAAAAAGATGAAAAGCAATCTAATGCGTTTTCTTTTTCAAGGTTTTTAGTTCCTTATCTTTGTGGTTATAAAGGTCAAGCAATCTTTATGGATTGTGATATGTTATTAAGAACTGACATAGCTGAATTATTTGAACATTTTGAATACTATTATGCAGTCCAAGTTGTTAAACATGATTATATCCCAAAAGATGAAAAGAAATATTTAGACAATGTACAACACGTTTATGAGAAAAAGAATTGGTCATCAGTTATGTTATTTAACTGTAGTCATAGTCACACTAAAAGATTAACTCCCGAATACGTTAACACAGCTTCTGGTCTTGAACTTCATCAGTTTAAATGGACTGAAGAAGAAAGGATTGGAGAGATTCCAAAAGAATGGAATTGGTTAGTCGGGGAATATGGGGTTAATTCCGATGCTAAGATAGTTCATTATACTATAGGCACACCATGTTTCTATGAATATGAAGATTGTGACTATTCGGAAGAATGGAAAGAACAATATCGTGATATGAACCATTGTGACCAAATATTTATGCCACAAATAAGGGCTTCTAGCAAATGAGCAGAAGAAGACAAACTCTAAGAGAGAATCAGGAAGAGTTACAAAAGAAAAAAGATTATTCTTTTAAAAAAGGAATGAAAGAATGTCCAGCCTGTGGACTTAGAGTAAAGAGAGGATTACATATTCACATGAAATATTGTGATGAAATAAATAATATTTAACGAGGGTAAGATGGCAACATTAACAGTAACATTAACCGAATCTATATCATTAAATGGTAGAGAACAAGGGGCAACTAATTCATTTACTGTGGCTAATGTAGATGAAACATATAAAAGAATTGTAACTTGTCCTGAAGATGTAGATACTACTATTGCTACTTTTCGGACATCAACTAGCACAGCAGATAATGCTTTAGATTTGGAAGACGTAAAATATATTCGTGTAACAAATTTAGATTCTACAAACCCAATAAATTTATCTTTGCAAGTAGCTAAAGATGAAGATGCTGCTCCTGATGTTTCTTGTAGTATTTTACTAGAAGCTGGTAAAAGTTTTATAATGGGCAGCCCACACGATGGGATAGCTGTAGATGATGATGCTGCTACTCTCATAGATGCTTTAACTGATTTAGAAAGTTTATTAGTTGACCCATTAAGTGAAAACGTACAAGTTGAAGTATTTATAGCGAGCGCATAATTATGAGTACCTATGGAAAAATAAAATCACGCATATCAAGAGAAATGAAACGCGGTGAACTTTCCGTAAGTTCCACCGCAGTTGCCCAATCTGTTATTGATTCTATTAATCACTTTGCAAAAAGAAGATTTTGGTTTAATACAGGATTTGAAGAAGTAGTAACAACACCAGATACTGCGACCATAGGTTCAGCCGTAACTGGCATTATAAAAATAGACTCAGTTAAAGCTGCTATTGGTAACAGAGATTACCCTTTAAGTCCTATGACTTATAGGGAAATGGAAAGGATTGATTCAGGTCAATGGTCAGGTTACCCAGAGTATTATGCCCATTACAATAATAACATTCGACTTTATCCTATCCCTAATGCAACTTACACAGTTAAAGTTTCATATATAAAGAAACTTACTGACGTAACTTTATCCTCAGTTGCTACTTCAACCAATGAGTGGGTAGATGATTGTGAGTTAATGATTAGAAAAAGAGCAAAAGGCGAATTATTTGAAAACGAATTAAGAAATGTACAAGAAGCACAAATGATGTATCAGTCTGCTGAACAAGAATATAAAGAACTCAAAAGACAAACAGATGGCAGACAATCTGGTTATGTCAAAGCTACAACATTCTAATGGATTGGGCTACAGACCAAAACAACGAAAACAACGAATACAATGGTCAATCTGTATTAAACCCTAAGAAAAATAATACCAATAGCGCACTAGGCGATGTTGAATGGTTTAATAATAAAGAAAATTGGACGTTTAATTTAGAGCCTAACATTTCTGGTGCTACATATTCCAGAGGTGAAGATGTGCGATTACCTGATCAAACAGTAAGAATAACTGATGAGGGTTTTGGCGCAGGTGGTAATGTTAATGTTAATGTTGGGACACCAAGTGGTTATGGATTTGGTGGTGGAGTAGAGGGTCAATATAATAGAGGTACTGTTAATTTTCCTACTGAACTACAACAATATGGCGCACCAGATAATATAAATTATGGAGAGGGTTTAGATATAACTGGATATAACGCTAATGTAACTACACCATCAGGCGCAAGATTTGGTGGGTCTTATTACCCACAAGAGGGTAAAGATGCTTGGATGTTAAATTATAATACTCCTTTTGACTTATCGAAGATATTAAGAAATGTACGTTAAAACACTAGGTTTTGCACCAGACTTACCACCTGAAACAGCAGGGGTAATGATAGATTGTGATGGTTTTATCCCAACAGTAACAGGGATGGAAGCTGTTAGTAGTGGAGAAGATGCAAGTCTTGGCACTCTATCTTCAACTGCTATTGGTCTTGCTACAGTAAGAAAATTAGATGGTACAAGATTAACATTCGCAGGAACTGCGACTGACCTATATCATGGTACGAGTGCATGGAATAAAGTCACTAGGTCTGGTGGCGATTATGCTGTCCCATCAAATCAGTATTGGACATTTGCTCAATATGGTAATGTGACTCTTGCATCCAATGGCGCAGACCCAATACAAGTTATGGCTTCTGGTGATACTGTATTTTCTGATTTAACTGCTTCTGTTGTTGCTAAGATTGTTCTTGTTGTTAATGATTTTATATTTGCATTTAATACAAATGAAACAACTTATGGGGAAACTCAAGATAGGTGGTGGTGTTCTGCTTTAGGGGATTATACTAATTGGACTCCATCTATCCAAGTACAATGTGCTACTAATAGATTAACTGATACCTCTGGTGGGATAGAAGCAGCAGCACGTTTTGGTGATGATGTAATTGTTTATAAACCCCATTCAATGTATATCGGAAGATATATTGGCGCACCTTTTATTTGGGACTTCAGAGTTATATCAGATGAAGTAGGGGCTATTGGAGTTAACTCCGTTGTTACTATAGGTGATCCAGTACCATTACAATTCTTTGTTGGTTATGATGATTTCTATATCTATGATGGTTCTCGACCAAGAGTAATAGGACATACCGAACAAGGTTCAATTATATCCGATCACTTCTTTAATGATTTAAACAACACTCATAGAAATAAGATAATAGGAACACACGATAGTAAAAACTCAAGAGTATTTTGGTTTTATCCAAACAATTCTTCTAGTGGCACACCTAATAAGTTTGTTTGTTATAATTATAGGTCTAAGCAATGGGGGAAAGGTTCTTTAGATGTAACTGCTGCAACTACTTACTTTGGTTCGGGTACAACTTATAATGATTTAGGAACATTATTTTCTACTTACCATGATTTACCTGATTTACCTTATAGCACAGCTTTTCTAGGGACAACAACTCCTGTATCTGCTTTCTTTAAACCTAATAAAACATTCTATCAGTTGACGGGTACACCATCGACAAACTCTTATGTCACTAATAACTTTGGCGAAGATAATAAGATGACTGTCATTAATAGGATGCGACCAAGATTTACTACTAACCCAACTACGGGTACTCAAAAGACAATGTATAGAGATTCATTAGGTGACTCTGATGTAACACTATCCTCAACCGCTAACCTAACTGATAATTGTTTTGATGTTGTTAATGAAGCGAGGTGGCAATCATTCAAACATGAATATACTGGTAGCATTGAATTAAATGGAATAGATGTTGAGGGACAATCGGGTGGGTTAGAATGATTAACACAGAAAGATTCTTTAACTTATTAGCAGACTCAAACTTAGAGTATGATTTACAAAAACAATTTATTGAATTGGCTAATGAGATAAATAATCTAAACGAAGAGACTGATGCAAAACGATACGCATTATTGGGGACTGAATGAGTTTCTTTCAAGAGAAAAAATTTAATAATGTAAGACCTGATGGTTCAGCAACTGCTGTTACCTTAGTAGCAACTCAAGTTAACTCAACTAGGATAGTAAAGAATATCTTTGTTAGTAACTCAGGTGCTGCTACTGAGTATGGGATTTATCATAGTGCTTCATCAACAGTAAGTGCTGCGCTTTACCACAACGTGAGTATAAGCGCATCAGCCACAGCAAAGATTTCAACTTACATACCAGTTGAATCAAGTGGTAGTCCTGTTGTAGTGATAGCTAAGAATCCAACTTTGACTTTTACAGCTTATGGCGCGGAAGTAATAGAGACACCTTTTAACAATTAAAAAAAACCCCACCGAAGTGGGGTAAATCTCTCAACATAAATTAACTTCTTATTTACGACAATATAACTTTGCGCCTATCTTGCAAAGACCATCGTAATATTCTTCTGACAAATGGTTACCTGAATAGTAATGACCAAACTCATGGATGATCAATCTTACGATTGATTCTTTATTACTTTCCAAGTCGAACCAACGCTTACCAAGAACTTTGTAGAAGAATTGAAGTCTACCTCTACCATACATTGCTGATGCGCCAGAGCCATCATGGATAACAACACTTAATGACTCGTTAAAAAGGTACTGATGAATCTCTTTACTAAAAGAAACTACTTCTTTCATACCATCAGTCCATTTTTCAGGTGCTAGTGATTTTGCCCCATTACTAAATTCAGGGCTTGCATACTTACCCTCTTGACCAGATGGTTTAGCAAACGATTGGTGTACATCTCTAGTTACCCTGACGTTATCCCAAGCCTTTTTTGATAGAACCGACCCTGTGATAACTTCAACTCCATCGGCAATAGCTTTTCTATTTGCTTCAGGGTCAGTTGGGTCAAACACTACTGCATCTTCACCAAACCTTTTATCAATGACTGATTTGACTGCATCAGGTTCGGCATCTTCCATCGCTTCAGTAGCCCATGATGTTGTAACTTCCTCATCATCAAGTTCGTCTGCGGTGTTGTTTAAGATACACGTTTTTAATTTCCTAAGATAAGATGGAGACACATTATCCCTATCTTTGTTTAAAGGAATCTTTTGATTTACATTGATAGTAAAACAAATGTCTGTCTCAACGACAGGAATACCAAGTTCACAAATGTAATTGACATC